TACTTCCGTCAATAGAGGATATAACAACACCATTATCAACGTCGCTGTTACTGTTAGAAATGTTATGATTGCTGTCGTCTCTAGCATCACTGAAGTAAGTGTTCTTTTCATGTAGTCTTCCTGTTTGTGTGTTGTATTCCAGTGTGCAAGCAACGCCCGTCTCACCACTGAATCTGTTTTTTAGTACGCGTATTGTTGTTTCATTCTTAATGTCTTCGTCTTGTTGATTTCTCTCCAAGCCAATGACCATATCTGAAAGTTGTCCTAGTCCTGCTGAACCTCGAAGGTGTCCGAGTGTTGTCTCCCGTCCTTCTTCAAAGCCCTTACCCTCTGGTCGCTTGAGGTGTGAAACAAGAATCATTCCAACACCTACCTCTTCAACAAGAGAACGTAGCTTTGTCATCAGGATGTCAAGCATCTTCCGTTCATCCCCGTCTTGTCCTGAGACTACAATAGATACGTGATCAAGGAAGATCCACTTGCAACCTAGTCCCTTGTTCATGTAACGGATACGGTTGATCAAGTTGTCCGACTCAATAGAACCCCAATGATCATAGGTAACAAAGTTACCACTACCGATTGTGGCATCGAAAGCTTCCTTTAACTCTGACTCTTCTACTTCAGTACCTAGGTGCAGTGTCTTATTAATAGCTAGCCCCATGATACCCTGTGCGGAACGCTTAATGCTTTCTTCTAAGGCAATGTAACCTACCTTCTCACCACCCTTGATGAGACTGTAAGCCATCTCCCTACACACAGCTGACTTACCAACACCACTACCAGCACAGAAGGTAGCAATCTCTCCGATGCGTAGTCCCCTTGTGATTCTGTTCAGTCCATCGAACGGGTAAGGTGCGCTGTCAACGATCTCAGTCTTGCTTACAAGATCCCACATGTCTTCACCTGCTACGATACCATCAGGACGGTACTGCCTAGCATCCCAAAAGGCTTGGATGATTTCGCTGGAACGGTTCTTGGTCAGTAGTTCGTTGGCATCCTTAGCTGGCAGGCTGGCGATGTAAGCCTTACCTACTGGTAACACAGCAGCACAAGCCTTAGCAGCTTCAATGCCTACATCATCCATGTCAAACATCAACACGATCTCATCGAAATTGTTGAGGTATTCGAGGTTGTGCTGGATAGCTGACTTAGCTGACTGCGCTCCCGAAGGAACACTGACAGCAGGCCACTTACCGTTGAAGGCTGTTGATACACTCATGGCATCAATCTCTCCTTCAGTGATAGTGATACGTTTACCCTTACCGAATATGTTCATGCCGAAAAGTGTCTTAACTTTTCCGACCGTCTCGAATCCCTTGTCTTGGTATCGTAACTTCTGTCCTAGTACCTTACCATTACTATCCCTGTAATTCGCGATATGACAACGCTTGGTGTTCTTACTTCCGATTGTGTATCCATACTTTCTACATATTGTTTCGGGTATCTTTCTTGCTGTGAGGTCTTGGTATTCTCCTTCTATCATTTGTGTGTGTGCTTTTGTGGTTGTGTGTGTGTTTGTTTTATTTGGTGTGAAGATTCCGCAACTAAAACATTTAGTGCTGTCATCCTCATTGATGCAGAGAGCATCGCGGCTTCCGCAATCAGGGCAATTCGTGTGTGTGTTGATTGCTTTCATTTTATTTCTTCCATTCCCAATCAATACGGCAATGCTCAACTACTTGAACGAGCATGTCCCACTCTTCCCAATCAATAGTGACTGATGAACCCTCGTTCTCTTCGTCGTCGCCAGTGATCTTAAGGAATGAACCGCCTCCTTCATCAACAGGTCCTACTTTGATAGAGTTAAAGATAGGATTCCAGTGAGGACTTGAGGACTTGATACTCACTTCGGTTGTTACTGCTTTTATTTTCTTGTCTAGTGTAGCCATTCGTTAGGTATGTTTGGTCCTTTGCACCAAGGTATGTTATTCTTGTCAGCCCACTCAGCGTAGGTAGTCTTGCTACCCTTGTAGAGTTTGCCCTTTGGATACTGGAACACGAACCTTAAATCTAACTCAGGGAACTGTTCCTTTACCCACTCATGTTTCTTCCTGTCTGCTGCGGTCAAGCGACCTTTAACTTCTAGGATTACTCCGTTGTCTAGAAAGAAGTCAGGTGTGTACCTACGCTTCTTTGCTGGTTGTACGAATCTAATGACATCTGATTCATAAGAGTAGCTGACGCCCTCCCCCGAAAGAGAGGACGCAACTTTCTTTTCAAAGCCAGACCTAAAAGTCCCCATTTTCAACGGTGGATTCAAAGGACTCGCCTCCAGACGCGAAGCCTTCTTCTTCGGAGGTAAAGCCGAAAGCTTCTGCGCTGACTCCTGAAGCACTAGGTGCTACAAGCTCGATGATTTGGATAGCCTTCAGTTGAAGACTGACACCAAACCCTAGTGATGGACTGTTCCAGAGGTAAGGCTTCACAGCCAGCTTAACCTTAGAACCACCACCAACTTCTTCGTCACAAGGACTGCCCTTGGCATCGAACATCTTGACCTTGAAGTCATAGACCTCACCTGTCCGACTGTTCTTACCCTTGGCTTTCTGCTTGCTCTTAATAATCCACTCACCATCTTCCGTCTCACGGATCGGGAACTCCTTACAAACTCGGATCTTCTTTCCAGATTTGCGTTGTTCCAAGTCACGTGCTTCGTCTCGGATGGACTCGACCTCGGCGATCAACTCCTTGGCTTCAGCCTCCGTGACGATGATGTCACAAGAGTATGCGCCATCAGGGTCAAAGGTAGTGTTTGGTTTGTTTACGTGAGGGTAACGTGCAGTACCCACTACTGTTGTTATGCATTGCTTCATGAGAATATGTACTCCGATTTGTATATGTTGTTTACGTTGAATGTCCCCTTCACTGGAAGAGGCTCTAGTGTTACGCCATGCTCATCTTCGATTGAGTCTTTCAACTCTTGAAGTAAGTCTGGTGTAAATTGTTTTACAAACACATCGCGAATTGTGCCTGCGAGTTCGTTACATTTAGTTGTGTGTGTTGCCATCGAGTCATGCACCATAGCAAAGTCTCGAACGTTAAAGTTAGTCGCTGATTGATTTACAGTAGAGTGTAGGACACTCGCGTCAAGCGAATGTATGTAATTAGGTGAAGCTCCTTGAGCAGCACGCTTCGGACAGATGACATCGAGGTCTTCACGGAACCGAACACGCATCACTTTATCCCCGAGCTTGGTCTTAATAGATTTAGTTTCCCACTTCTTGTAAGACTGGTGACAAGGGAAGCCGCTTGGTGATACCCAATAGAAAGGTTTTCCTTCCTGTGCTAGGACACGTGCTGTTGATTGCAGCCATGCCATCGCTTCTCTTGGTTTACCAACGACACCGTTGATGCCTTCCCATATCTTACCAGCTAGGTAAGCAGTAGCTTGGAACTTGTTGGACTCATCAAACGGTACATCTAATTTCTTACGGGATGATTCGTTGTACCAGTCTGCAATGTACTGTCGGCAGGAGTAGATGGTAGAACCGTAGGGCTGTGTCATGGTAGGACGCTTACAGGCTGACCGATCAATACCATACTTCAACCAAGCATCAGCATACTCTGACTCATTGTCTTGCTTAAGGTACTCGATAGTCTTGTCAGCAACAATACCGTAGATGTCTTGAGGGTAGTCAGTTGGTGCTACGTTTGTTGCATAGCATGACTGTTCATCCCTTGTCAGGATGCCTAGAAGTTGAAGACCGTTGTTGCTGGCATCCATCGCACAAGGCAAGTGCGTAGTGAACCCCTGACCAGTTGCCATGTAGTCAGCCCACTCAAAACAGAAGGCAAGGAACTGGAACGGTTCATCACACCCACGCCAGAACTCAATAAAGTTAAAAGGATCTTTAGCGATCTCAAAGATGTTGTGCCTGTTGTTCTCTACCCAATCAACTCGCTGTGTGAACGTGCCTTTAACACCGTAGCAGTTGGCACCATGTATAGCCAACCATTCTACGTCACTCTCTCCTTTAATCTTCTCACCCCGAGCAAAGGTCATCAGTCCTTTCTGGAAGTCTGCCCCCATGTGGTTGATGTAGCTCGGTACAGCGTAGCACCGTCCTCGGAAATCCGTTTGATGTGGAAGGTAGAACTGCTTATCCGCATACTTATCAGCTAGACCAAGGGTATTAAGCACAAGGAGTCGTCTGCTTTTGGTTGCTGAGTTGTATTCGTATATTCCTGCGGCTCTACGCTTCCACATCTGCTTCTCAATCGGGTCGTCGTTGCTTGGGAATGGAGGTAACTGTGTATCATCGCGGTCGGGTAGTCCGTCAACCTCGATGTTGTTATTCCAAGCATGCTTGACCACGTTGAGAACTCTTTGGTTAATCTTCCACGGTGTATTTTGTAGAAGGTTAACTGCGTTCATCACATCAGTCATCTTCTCGGTGTTCTCGCGGAGGAACGTCTTGTCTCTTGTCTTGATGAACGGTAGTGGCGGCAGTCCTGTCTCAATATCGTAACCACCTGACCACTTGTCTGTCCACTGCTTCGGGAAGTCAATCAAAGGCATCCAGAAGGGACAGAGTAATTCATTGTCCTTCATCATGTCTTCGATCCACTGAGCAGTCTTCTCGGAGGAACAAACAAATCTCTGTGCGCCCCGCTTGTTGTTCTGAATCATCACGTAGTCAATAAGACCTGTGCTTGTCCTGATAGAATCAAT